TCATATGCAGTATCATTTATGCTATTTTTGTTTTTATTTAAATAATATGCTATTTCTTCATCAGTAAAAAAGGGAGAAGTTTCCTCCCTTAATATTAATTTAAGTTCTTGAATCTCTCCCATTTTAAGTTACTCAACTTTCTTTTTTCTTGTTCTTTTAGTTTTTTGTGGGACTTCCACTTCTTCGACTATTGAAGCTAATCGTGTGCTAGGCTTCATACTTAACAACAAACTTTATTGCATCATGTCTTTTATTTAAAATGAATATGTCTTCAAATGATTCCTCAAAGTATACATATTTACCTTGAGTTAATGCACTTGGAGCTTGTAATTGTGCAAACTCATAAGATGCTATTGGTAATATAGCAGAAGGATGAACTAACATCATAGCTATATCTTTAGCATCTTCAGCAGGTGCAAACCCAGTTGTAAATGTATATTTAGTCTTCATTAATTTAGTTGGTACTGGTATTACTTCAACCTCTTCAAGCCTTGTTACAGCCTTAGCTATTGAAGATTGACCATTAGCTCTTACTATAGTTATCGCATTGTCTATTAATGTTTTTGTATATGTATCAACATATAATATTCTACCAACAGAAGGTACTAACGCTTCATCCATTTCATCCATCAAAGTTTCAAACTTAGTCATTATATTTTCAGAAGTTAAATCAGCACTTTCAGCAACTATTGTTTTTTGTTCATCCTTTAATTTATATAATTGCGATATTGTATAAGCATCCATTTCTGGGAACTTTTCAAATTCATTCATAGTTTTAGTTATATTTTGTATAGTAACAACTTGATTAGTTTCATTTACATCTTTAGGATGCACTAAAGTTTGCCATTGTCTATGATTTTTTAATGTTTTAGTTTCCCAAGCATTGTCAAAATTTCTAGTAAAAGTTCCTATTGTATCTCTATTTCCATCTGTTCTACCACCTACAGTTATAGAAGGTATTTGTATTGTTTTTGCATCTACTACTCTATATTTTGTAGCATTCTCATTGCTCCATAATCTACCAAATCTTAAAACGTTTGGGTAAGCTTGAGCTAAAGCTTGTGAATATTGTTGTGCATAGTTTAAATTTGCCATATTATTTCTCCTTTATTTTTTATTATTTTAATGATTGGAAATTAAAGTCGAACATATTAACTTCTGCTCCACCTCTTCCAAAGTTGCCTAATCCTCCAGTATTAGCTGGAGCAGTATTTAAATCGAATAAGTATGAAGCATCTTTTTGTAAAGCCTCTATTTGCTCTTGAAAGCCTTCAAGTTTGCCTTCTTGATACTTTATACTATTCATATCTAATAAAGCTTTTAGTGCCTTATTATTTTTAGATTTAGCATTAGTTAGTGCACCGTCTAATGCATAGTCAAGCTGCATCTGATTTATTTTACTCTCATAATCAGTAGTAGTTTGTTTATTTAAAGCTTGCAAGTCTTTAATCTGATTAAGTAGCGCTTCATTATCTTTATTATTTTTAGATAAATCAGCTAATTGTGTATCTCTGTCTTTTAACTGTACCTCTAATTCTTTCTTAGCTTGATTAACCTGATCAAACCTAGATTTAGGTATAAAGTTACCATCATCAACCATTATTTTTTTATCACCAAGCTTTTCTGTTACTTGTGAGTATAGTTCCTCACCTAATAATTCTTTTAACATAATATCCTCCTACGTTTTTTAACGTGGTTTCGACCACTTAGATTAAGTTAGCATTTAATTCTTTTACGTCTATTAATAGCTAACCTAAAAAGACGATAAAAAAAAGAGAACTTATAAAAAGTCTTCTCCATAATCTTTAAACCATTTATCTAATTTTATGTTTTTCTCTCCATCTACCCATGCTCTAAGTTCCGTTCCTATTTCTTCTAATGACATAGGTATTTCTGGTACTGTGGTACATAAACCATTCGGATGATCTAAAGGTACATCTTTAACACTAAACACTTGATTATCTCGTTCCCTGCATAATTCACAAGTTCTACCATGAATATTAGCACTAATCCACCTAATACCTTCTACATAAGTATTTTTCTCGCAACTTCTCTTTTGAGCTTGTTGGAATGCATGATTAACTGCTGTTCTAGCTAATCTTTGAGCATTATAATCTACTTTCTTACTAGTGTTAGGATATACCTTATTCCAATCCCAATCTTTAACCGCATTAGGATTAATATACTTTTCTAAATCTTTAGCTATTTCATATGTACTTTTCTTATTATCTATACCTTCTGCAATAATATAATCAATATCTTTATTAAATTTCTTAGTATATTCCCAAATACGTTCATTAAGTCCTTTACGATCTTTATAAGCTTTACCGAATAGTATCTCATTCATTGCATCTTTAGGTATCTTAGAAAATATACTTGAAAAAGTATCCTTCATATTCAAGTCGTACTGATTATTAATAGACATAAAAAAATCTAGCTGTACATTATTAGCTAGTTCCGATGTTTTTTCTACATTCTTTTTAATAATCTTTCCAACTTGCCTATGAATAGTCCTAATTTCTTTCTTTAGTTCATTTTTAAGCTCTTCCAAATACCTTTCCGATAAAGTATTAGGATTAACTTTAGAAAGTTTCTTAGATACCTTTAAATACATATCGTTGTATATCTGTTTTATCTGCTTTTCTTGTTTCTTAGCTAACTTAAGTTTTTTATTTTGAGCTTCTTGACATAGCTTAAGATAATCTTTAGATGCCATATTCTATTCACTTTCTATAAAGAAATTTTTTTATTTTTCCATTTTTTATAAGCATCAAAGTAAATTTCATTTTTATCTCCATTGTAAGTTATTTCATAGTACATTCCATCACTAACAGTAGTAGATAATAAAGCTTTGTTATTTTGAAGTGTTTTGCAATTCCATACAACGAATACATCATCTGTAGTTAATTCAAAATTATCGGTCTTATCACACTCATTATTAAAGTATTTAACTATTTCTTCTTTACATATGTCTATAAATTTATTCGTTTCCATTATTCATCATCTCCTAAATCGGTTTCAAATTGACTATAGCTATCTTCTAACATCTGTTTTTCTAGTTGTATTTGTTTTAACTCTTCTTCTGCTATATCATCAGTAACATTGGCCCATTTTTTTATAAATGTTTTTCTACTCATAGTTTGAGCATTAACTTTCTGTAAATCTAGTGTCATTTCTTCATCTTCATTTTCTTGTAATGGGTATTGATTTTCTACAACTACATCAAAGTTTTCTAACTTAGGTAATGTATTTATAGCATATACTTCATTCATTTCAAGTATAGCTCTTATCATCCACTCTAAAGCTGGACGCCATGACATCATTTTTTCTTCACATCTAGTTATTAGTTGCCAGTATAAAGCCTTCATACTCTTACCGCTAGTCATCATACCTTGTAAATCACTATTATTTATCATAGGTATATTTAAAACTTCGTGCATATCTGCTTTAATCCTATTTAAAGTATTTTCCATTCTTGTGTCATAGTTAAAGTCAGTATCTATAGTTCCTATTTGAGCTTGTTTTCCATCCGATGCTATATCTGTAGATACATCCCAATATGCTCCTGGTTTTAACTTAAAATGTTTACTAGCTTCTGGATCTACGTCAGTACCATAAATTATCCTATTCATACCTTTTTTAAGTGCATCTAAATCCTCTGATGTTAATTTATTGTACTCTATACCGTTCTCTAGTATTTCTTCTACATCAGATTCACCTTTTAAATCACCACTTAGTCCATCATTTAAGATTACATAAGCAGGTATCCCACTTAGCTTTAAGTCTACATTAACCGCTAGTGTTTCAAGTAAATCACCATTACCATTATAGAAACCTTCGTTTAATATACATTTACCGTCTACCATTTCATACTTTTGTTTCCATATAACCTGCTTAGATTTATCTTGTTCCTGGTTCATCTGATGGAAGAATATTATCTTTTTAAGTTCATCTACTCTGTCCTCAAAAGGCTCATATACGAACTCTAAACTAGGTACAAACATTACTCTTATAGTTTTAGTAATAGTATCAGCATGAAGCTTTATAGCTATCCTTTTGCCTATAAAACAATCTCTAGCACCTTTTACCAACTTATCTTCAAATAAATTATCTTTAAGAAGCTTATTTATATACTTATTTATTTCTTCTACTTGTTCCTGATACTTATCATCCTCTACTTGTACAGTAAAAATAGGAGTTTTACCAAATAAGAACCTAGCTTCTTCTTTTATTAACTTTTTAATATAATTAGTTTTCTTTTTAGTTGGAGTATAATCTTTTTCATCAACTATCCAATCTTGCCCTGGACCTTCATAAATATCATAAAGTTTTATTATTTCATTCATTTCTTTTATAACTTCATTACCATACAATCCACCTAATTCAGTCATTATTATATTATTCACTTGTAACACCTCCTATCTACTGTTATAGGTTCTTTCTCTACCATGTGTTTTCATATCCATTTCTAGAGCATATCTAGTAGCATCTATACTATGGTTATCTTTATCCTCTAATTTAGGCCTTATATTCCCATCTTTGTCAGTTTGATAATCTATATTTTCATATTCCTTAGCTACATTAGGAGTTCTTTTATTATCTATAACTATAGCTTCTAAATCATCAAGCCAGTTCTCACCGAACTCAATAGATCCTGGTCCTTTTTTAGCTTTTAATGCTTTTATTCCATGCTCTCTAAGTTCTGCAATACTTCTTGGTTCGGCACTATCACAAGTTATAGGTAGATCATTATATCCCTTTTCTTTTATCTTAGTAGCTAGTTCTCTTATAGACATCTTAACTCCATATATTTCATCTATAAAATATATTATTCTTTTCTTTTTATCATAGTGAAGTCTTACAAAAGCCATAGGATCTGTTGCATAACCAAAGTCATTACCTTGTCTTATGTTATCAAAAGAAGCTATTTCTTCATCAGTTATAGTTCTAAACTCTAAATTAGAAAAAGGAACTACTCCAGAACCTATAGGTTCACCTAAGTACTCCCAACGATATTTAAATTCATTTTTCTTTTTAACTTCATTAGCTTCTTCAATAAAAGCCTTAGATATATGAGGATTATCTAAATAAGTGCTATGATGAATGTAAGTATTATCAGGTATAAATTGAGTTTCAAACTTCTTATTAACCCAAGACTGTTTTCTCTTAGGTGGGTTATAACTATAAATAACCTTATAGCTTAGTCCTGGAGGTAATTCTGCTCTAAGTACAGAGTTGACTATCGTTGATACTTCATCTTCTGTTTTAAACTCTGCTAACTCTTCAAACCATACAAAAGCTATAGGGAACTTAGACATCTTTATAGATTTAATTTTAGCTGGATCATCTGCTCCCCTAAATATAAATTTATTACCACGAGGTATATAAATTAATTGTAATGGAGACTTTTGAACTTTCCATACATGACCTACATTTAATATGTCTATAGCTTCTTTTAACTGTTCAAATACTGATTCAGTCAATGTATTACCTACCTTACGAATACATAAGCATGTTACTGGATACTTCATAAGTGCTAACACTAACCATATAGCTATATGAGTTGATTTAGCCGAAGCTCTCCCACCTTTTAATACATGAAATAAGTATTTGTTAGAGTTAATTACTCTCCAAAATTCATAGAAGTTTTCATTTATAATTTCTGATATTCGTTTATGCATCTTCTAATGTTCCTATATCATCAATTATAGTAACTCCAATATTGCCTTCTAAGTCTACTTTTTTAGTAAATAAAGCATATCTTTTACCTAATAATTCTGCAGCTTTTATTCTATCTTTAGCACTTAGTTGTTTCTTAAGTATTACTGGTTTAATCATACCGTCTATACTTTCAGTTGATACAACTTCTTCTAATACTTCACCTCTTAGTGATGCACTTAAAAAAGTTAAGACTTCTTCGGCCTTAGCTATTCTATCACTTTCTATTTGTTTTTCTCTTTCTTTTAGATAAGCTTCAACCTTAGGATTTCTTAGTAATTTACATCCTTCAACTTCTGCTATATCTCTTTTACTAGCTTTATATCCAGCCTTAATGTAAGCTTCAGTAGCATTGCCTAACTCAATATAATAATCAGCAAATGCCTTTTGTTTTATAGTAAGCTTCACAATGCCACCTCCAATTATATACTTTGATGATAATTTTAGTATTTTTCTATCCTAGTATCTTTTCTAAACTTAGACCTAGGTTTTATATTAACTCCATTTGGAGCTTCTTCCATAATCTTTTTTATTTCTTTATATTCTTCTTTAATTTCAATAGTTGATTTTATAACTTCATCTGCATCTTTCCAAACCTTAACCATACTATCACCTTTTGAACGTAAAAAAGACATATGATTAGAAATCATATGTCTTTATCAATTTGTTGAAATAAAAATACATCAAATAGTAACCTAAGAATAATAACGTAATTTTTAAGACATTTGTAAGCCCTATTACTAAAAGGCTCCCTCCTATCTTACCAATAACAATATTATTTTAGTTTATAGTCTGCTTTACCTTAACAGACTTGATTCTCTTTTTTTCGTTAAGTTTTTTTATTAAAATTTGTGCAAGTTGTAGGAGTTGCACCTACCAATACTCTTACTTGCATATTAGGTAGGAGGGGAGTCCTACCTTTTAGAGAAATATACATTAGGGAAATTTGAGATTATATATATGTATCTATATTAGTATTATCTCATATATAATACCCTAAAAAATCTTTAATTTGTAGGTAAAGTGTTGTTTTTCGACCTTTACTTCAATAAAGGTAAATCATCATATGTCGGATATAGCATTCCAATTATTTTATGTACTATTTTTTCTCTAAATGTATATAGATAACTTCTATCCATATGCATTTTTATAGATATGTACTTCATATTATTTTTACTTTTACTGTTATAGAATAAATTAAAGAAATCAGTCTCTATAATATCTAAGCAAGTTAAAGCATTTTCTATTTTCTTTTTTTCTATTTCTTTTTCTAGCTTAGCTTGCACTAATTTTCCTATTCTTTTCTCTTTAGCTATAACTTCATTTTCAACAGATCTGTTTATATTATAAGTTACCCCAGTACGTTCATCGTAACTTATAGCCCCACATCCTCTATAATCATTTTTTATTTGCTCTATGTCTAATTCTAAACTATTTATTTGTATCTCTAAGTATTTATAGTTATGAAGTCTAGCTTCTGTTTCTCTAAATAATTTCTTTTTATCTGTAGTCATAA